AGTAAACATTGGTTGTCTTATTCTACTCCCATTTTATCTTTTGGTCGCAGTAAGCGTGGTTTGCCTATATCATGTTTCCTTAACTACATTGAAGATACTGCGGAGGGTCTAGTTGATAATCTTAGCGAAACTAATTGGTTGTCTATGCTTGGGGGTGGTGTTGGTATCGGTTTTGGTATTCGTTCAGCAGACGATAAATCTACTGGTGTCATGCCTCACCTCAAAATGTATGACGCAAGTTCTCTGGCTTACAGGCAAGGTCGTACTCGCAGAGGTTCTTATGCTGCTTACCTGTCTATTGACCATCCAGATATTATCAACTTTCTAGAGATGCGTAAGCCGACAGGCGATCAAAACATGCGTACTCTAAACATGCATCACGGGATTAATATTCCTGATCGATTCATGGAGATTATTGAAAACTGCATGATTGATCCAAACTTTGATGACTCATGGCCACTCGTTGACCCAGCATCAAATGAAGTTCGTGAAACAGTTTCTGCTAAAGCATTATGGCAATCTATTCTAGAGATGCGTATGATGACAGGCGAACCATACATTCACTTCATTGATGAATCAAATCGTAAGATGCCTCAGTGGTTGAAGGATAAAGGTCTACAGATTAATCAAAGTAATCTTTGTTCAGAAATTATTTTACCAACAAACGAAAAGAGAACAGCAGTATGTTGCTTGTCATCTTTAAACTTGGAGTACTATGATGAGTGGAAAAACGATCCTTTATTCCTTTCTGATATTGCAGAAATGCTTGATAATGTTCTTCAGTATTTTATTGATCATGCGCCTTCCGCCATTAAGCGTGCAAAATACTCAGCCATGCGTGAAAGAAGCATCGGTATCGGTGCTCTTGGATGGCACGCCTATTTGCAGAAAAACAATCTACCATGGGAATCGTCACTGGCTGTAGGTAGAAACAAAAACATCTTTAAAACTATAAGAGAAAAATTAGATGAAGCGAACAAGAAATTGGGATTGGAGCGTGGTGAAGCTCCTGATGCGGTGGGCACTGGGAATAGGTTTAGTCATCTTATGGCTATTGCTCCCAATGCTTCTTCTTCCATTCTCATGGGCAACACTAGTCCTTCTATTGAACCTTATCGTGCCAATGCTTATCGCCAGGACACTCTATCGGGTTCTCACCTGAATAAGAATCGTTACCTTGATAAAATTATTAAAGAGAAAGCGAAAGACGAAAATGAATACAATGAAATTTGGTCCAGTATCATTGCCAATGACGGATCCGTACAACATATGGAATCGTTGGACGAATGGACAAGAGATGTATTCAAAACAAGTATGGAAATCGATCAGCGTTGGCTCATTCAACATGCTGCCGACAGACAAGAATATATCGACCAAGCCCAATCAGTCAACTTATTCTTTAGACCCGACAGCCATATCAAATATATTCATGCCGTACATTTCCAAGCATGGAAACAAAAGCTGAAGACTCTTTACTATTGCCGTAGTGATAAGATTGCTAAAGCAGATAAAGTTAGCAAGCGTATTGAGCGTGAGATTATTAAAGAAATTAATTTGCATGACCTGACGGAAGGCAATGAATGCTTGGCATGCGAGGGTTAATATGCATGATCCTGTTGTATATTGGATCATGCGTATAGTAGAAATGATAACCTGTCTACACATCATTGCTGGTGTGTGGAGACATTGGTAACAAGGATAAAAATGATAACTAAAACAAAATCAAGATTAACGGATACACGCAATCACTTTAAACCATTCAACTACCCATGGGCATATGATGCTTGGTTGAAACATGAACAAGCACATTGGTTACACTCAGAAGTGCCAATGGCTGAAGATGTTAAAGATTGGAAAAAGAAATTAACACCTGAAGAGAAACAGTTCCTTACGAACATTTTCCGTTTCTTTACACAAGGCGACATTGATGTGGCAGGTGGGTATGTTAATAATTATTTGCCGTACTTTCCTCAACCTGAAGTTCGTATGATGTTGATGGGATTCGCAGCTCGCGAAGCATTACACATTGCTGCTTATTCTCACTTGATTGAAACTCTTGGGTTGCCTGAAACAACTTATAACCAATTCCTAGAGTATCAGGAGATGAGGGATAAACACGATTATGTCTTGGATATTTCTAGTAGAAATGGCACAGTGGCTTCTACCGCTGAGCATATTGCTGTATTTTCTGCTTTCACAGAAGGGATGCAGTTGTTTAGCTCTTTTATTATGCTTCTTAACTTTCCTCGCCATGGTCTTATGAAGGGAATGGGACAAATTGTTACTTGGTCGATTGTTGATGAAACAATGCATGCTGAGTCAATGATTCGTTTGTTTAAGGAATATGTTAAAGAGAATCCAGAAATCTGGAATGATGAACTGAAATCTAAAATCTACACCATCGCTGAAAAGATGGTAGAGTTAGAAGATAAGTTTATTGACCTTTGCTATGCTAATGGTGATATGCGAGATTTATCGGCAGAAGATGTTAAGAAATATATTCGTTACATTGCCGATCGCCGATTAATCTCTCTTGGTATGAAAGGTATTTTCAAGGTCAAGAAGAATCCACTACCATGGGTTGAAGAAATGATTAACGCACCAGTACACGGCAACTTCTTTGAGAATCGTGTTACTGACTACGCCAAAGGCGCATTATCTGGAGACTGGGGTGATGTTTGGGGTAAAGCAGCATGAGGAATGAGGGAGTATGTTTTCCCTCATTCTTTTCTGTTGATGATTGTAAAAAGATAGAAGAATTATTACAGAGGGATATCGTTGTTGATTTGAAAGATAAACCAGCAACAGTAGTTAAACAAGCGAACACAAAAATTGTTCCTTGGGCTAAAGCGAAAATGTATCTCTCGCCTGTTGAAGATTTACTTACTCGTGTCAATGCTTCATCTTTTGGATTTGACATCTATAAATTTAACGAACTAAATACAGTTAATTATAATGTCTATGACTCGAAAGAAGAAGGACAATATGATTGGCATACAGATGCGATGCCAACTAATCCAACAATGGACATTAAACTGACTGTTGTTATAAGTCTATCAACCGAACCATATGAAGGTGGCGATTTAGAAGTTTTTGTAAATAAGCCACAAGCAATTAAGGATCTAAAGGTTCCTGGGACAGTTTTTATATTTCCGTCCTACACTCAACATAGAGTAACTCCTGTAACAAAGGGAGTAAGAAAAACATTATCCTTTTGGATAGAAGGTCCAAATTTTAGGTAAAATATGACAACGAAACATTTCGAATGCGAAGAATGCGGTGCCGAAGGAAAGATTATTATTAAGGGATCTGACACGCAGTTAGAAGATATTGTGTACTGCCCTGTTTGTTCTGGCGACATCTACGAAGAAGAGGAGTTCGACGAAGACGAATAAATAGTCTTCTATGTGGACTTATAAAGATACTATTGTCGAAGAATTACCCGAAGATTGCGTTGGGTTTGTTTATGAAATAACAAACCTGACCAACAGCCGTAAGTATATTGGTAAGAAACTAGCCAAATTCTCAAGAACAACTTACCGTATGGTCAAGTTGAAAAACGGCACAAAAAAGAAAAAGAAGATCAAGTCAAAAATTGACTCAGACTGGATGGATTATTATGGGTCTAGTATTGAATTGAATAAGGATGTTGAAGAACTCGGAAAAGAGAACTTCAAGAGAGAGATTCTTTTCTACTGTAAATCTAAAGCTGAATGTTCATACATTGAAGCAAGAGAGCAGTTTACTAGGAGAGTGTTAGAATCAATGGATTATTACAATGGTCAAATCAGCGTAAGGGTTCATGGTTCTCATATCAGAGGAAAGTTATGACATATTTACTATACTTCACTGCTGTTTGCTTATCAGCAGTGGCAGCATATTATTCGATTGCAGGTTTAGCATCAATTTTCGCAGCAGCAGTTATTCCTATCGTTGTGATGGGAACTGTTCTTGAGTTTGCGAAGTTAGTTGTTGCATCATGGATCTATCGCAGTTGGAAACAAATCCCAGTACTAATGCGTGCGTATTTTACTACAGCATTAGTCATTCTCATGTGTTTAACATCGATGGGTATTTTTGGTTACCTATCTAAAGCACACTTGGATCAAGCAGTACCAACTGGCGATGTGGTTTCTAAGTTGGCGATCTATGATGAGAAAATAAAAACAGAAAAAGATAACATCGAATCAGCAAGGGCACAACTTAAACAGATGGATGCTCAAGTTGATCAAACAATGGCAAGATCTGATGATAGTAAAGGTGCCGAGAGATCTTTACAAATTAGAAAGAGCCAACAGAAAGAGCGTACTAATTTACTAAATGATATTGGCACTGCTCAAAACAAGATAGCCAAATTAAATGAAGAACGAGCACCGATTGCTTCTGAACTTAGAAAAGTTGAAGCGGAAGTTGGTCCAATTAAATATATCGCAGCATTATTATACGGAGATAACCCAGACCAAAGTATTTTGGAAAAGGCTGTTCGTATTGTAATTATTATGATTGTTATAGTTTTTGATCCACTGGCTGTTCTGCTTTTAATGGCAGCCAATATTCCAATTAAAAAAGAAGGAGAACCTAATGGTAACTCAACAGAAGAAATCGCCAGCAAAGAAAACAACTGGAGCGAAGCCAGTGTCGAAGAAGACACCAGCCAAGAAAACTACTACGAAGAAGACACAGCCACAATCAACAGAATTAAAGAAAGATTCTTCAGTAAGTTTAGAAAACCAACCAGCACCGCAAGTGTGGAACAACGACCTTCAGAAGACAGTTCCGATGCAGGAAACAGCAGTCCAGGAGTTACCATCAAAGTCGACGATTCTACCACACCAGTGGATAGCACAGAAGTTCAAAAAGCTGATTGGTCTATAAACCCACCTCCTGTCGATCACCCAGAAATCGAAACAGATTCTGCTGGTCGAGTTATGACTCCAGTTCACCCAGACTTTATAGTGGACTGGAGCAATAAAGATTCTTCTCCGAAAGCGATTCCAAAAGAATAATACCCTAAATAGTATTGTAAACCCTTACAACAATAACTATAATTGGGATACTTTATGGAACAGCAAGTAGCAAAACCACTTTCTCGCTCTGAGAGAGAAGCACAAATTAAAGACAAAGCTGGCTTAGTAATATGCGTATTGGCAGCATTACTGGCCATCAACACATTAATGGGTGGTTCTAATTCAAGTAAAATTTTGAACAATACCATTGAAGCAAATAACACTTGGGCATTCTACCAAGCAAAAGCAATCAAACAAACATTGGCTGAGCAGTCATTAGATGATGCGCAATATCGTAACGACAAAGTTAAGATTGAAAAATTAACAGCCAAAATTGCTCGTTATGAATCTGATCCAGCAACTGGTGAGGGTAAAAAAGAATTGATGGCTAAAGCAAGAGGATTAGAAGCAGGTCGTGCCGAAGCAAAGGCAAGAAGCCCATTCTATACTTACGCTGGTTCGTTATTTCAAATCGCAATCGTTCTGCTAACAGCATCTATCTTAGCAGTTAATATGCGTATGTATTGGGCAAGCATTGGAGTTGGTCTCACTGCTGCGTTGTTGATGTCTCAAGCACTGTGGTTATGGCTTCCCATAACTTTATAAAATAATACCTGTTGAATTTTGTAAAAGTAGTATATCCTGAATCTTGTTATAGTTTAATTACCAATTAAAATAACAGCACTCACAAGGTGCGAGCAAGGATAGAAAAAGATGGCAAAGAGTTTAACAGGAATCGGCGCACTTCCGAGAAAATTGTGTGCAAGTCTAACAGTGGCTGGAATGCTACTGTCGGTAAATGCTTGGGCAGTTGACCCAATCATCACTCAATCTACCAGCGATAGTAACAGCACAAGTACTAGCACTAGCACAAGCGTTCAGACTAGCAACAGTACTAGCACAAATACTAACAATGGTAGCACTACTACTAAAGTAATCTCCCCTCCTCCAACTGCCGTAGCACCAGCAGTAACTATTATTAACAGCGATGTATGTGCTGTTGGTTACTCAGGCGCAGCTCAAACTCAAATTCTAGGTATTTCTTTCGGTGGCGCAACTACTGATAAGAACTGCGAAAGATTGAAGTTGGCTCGTGGTGTTTATGATATGGGTATGAAAGTAGCAGCTGTTGCTATTATGTGCCAAGACGAGCGTGTTTTCTCTGCTATGATGAACGCAGGAACACCATGTCCAGTTGACGGAAAGATCGGTGAATCTGCCAAAGAAATTTGGGTCGCTAATCCAGATCGTCAGCCACAAAAAGTCAAAAGTAAAGATTAATTTATGAAGTTCCTTGCGGTAATAGCATCTGCCATTTTAATCGCAGGTCTAGGTAACTGCGGTAAAGTACAAGCACAGGTAGTTTTCAACCCACAAGGTTATACGGTAACACCAGTAAATGGTGGGACAGGAACAATAGTATCAGTCCCACTTCCAGGTGGTGCTGGTTTAGCAGTTTCCGTTGCCACTGGCTCTGCTGCACTACCACTAGAGAATATTGCTGCTGGTGGAGTCACAGGTGGTGGAACCAGATTGCAATTAGGCGATGATAATATGGCCAATGTTCCACTGGGGTTTGCGTTTCCATTCTACGGAAGAAACTTTACTAACTCTTGGATGTCATCAAATGGTTTCGTGAGTTTTACTGGCAATATCCCAGGTGCTGGTTGCTGTGGTGGTCAGGATCTTGTTGGACTTGCCGCAGGTGGTTCTAGAAATTCTACATACAATTATTTGATTGCTCCACTGTGGACTGACTTAATTGATACAACTGGAAATGCTACTTGGTATAGAGGTAATTCTAGTTCTATGACTTATGGCTGGTACGGCACTAAAGAGTACGGAACAAATAACTCTAGCACATTTGAATTAAACATTAATTCTGGCGGTG